ACGGCGACCACTAGACGCTCCGCGCCGCTTGCGGCTTCACAACTGAGCCCTGAGCCCTGAGCCCTCCATGGCCACCTGGACCGCCGCCTACATCAACGACCTGCCCGACTCCGCTTTCCTGCACATCGAGAAGGGCGGCGAGAAGGACGAGCAGGGCCGAACCACGCCCCGCTCGCTGCGACACTTTCCCTACCAGGACGCCGCGGGGAGCATCGATCTGCCGCACCTCCGCAACGCCATGGCGCGGATCCCGCAGAGCAATCTGCCCGCCGCGGTCCGCGACCGCGTGCAGAAGCGGGCCCAAGCCCTGCTGGAAAAACAAAACACCAAGCCGGCGAAAGGGTCGCCCGGCCCCATCGAATTCCTCGCCCCGCTGGTGATCGAGGCGGCGGCCGACGAGAAGACCCCGCCGCGCTTCAGCGGCGACCTCTATACCGGCGGCCCACTGCGGGTGAGACGTTATCCGTTGCCCATCGTGATCGACCTGGCCGGGCTTACGGGCACGGAGAAGCCCCGCCCGATCTTCCGCGAGCACGACGAGAGCCGCGTGGTGGCCCACATGGACCGCTACGAGAACGACGGCCGCAAGCTCGCGGTCGGCGGCGTGCTGTCGGCCGCGGGCCAGGATGCGCAGGAAGTGCTCACCATGGCCCGCAACGGCTTCCCCTGGCAGATGAGCATCGAGGCCCTGCCGGATGGCAACGCCATCCTGCACGTGCCCGAGAAACAAACCGTGCGCGTCAACGGACAAATCTTTACCGGCCCCCTGCTGGTCGCCCGCCGCTCGAAATTGATCGGCGCGGCGGTGACCGCCCGCGGGGCCGACGACAACACCAATTTTTCCATCGCGGCCGCGGCCGCCCTTTACCCTCACTTGGAGGCTGTTTCTATGGACTTTGAAAAATACGTCGAGGCCCTGGGCCTGACCGTAACCGAGCTGACCGAAAAGCAGACCGCGGCCCTCAACGCCCGCTACGACGCCGAGGCGGCCGCCGCCATCAAGGCCCGCAGCGAGGCCGACAGCGACGACGATGACAAGGATGACGATTTGCCCCGGCCGCCCGAGCTCGACACCGCGGCGATCGTCGTGGCCCACGCCACGCACGAGGCGGCGATCGAGGGCCAGCTGGCCGAGTACGAATCAAAAGCCCCCGCCGCGGACCTGGCCAAGATCCGCGCCGAGGGACTGAAGGCCGCCCTGGGCATCAAGACCAAGGCGCTGAAGGAAAAGTGGCTCGCAGCGCGGTGTGAGGCCGAGTACATCCTGGCCGACGCCAAGGTCCACGCCGAGCTGATCCGCGCCGAGCGGCCCAAGGCCCCGGCGATCCACGCCGGCAGCCGCGATCTTGCGGCCCCGGTGATCGAGGCCGCCATCCGCCTGGGCAGCAGCGAGAGCCAGGCCGTGATCGAAAAGGCCTACAAGCCCGAGGTCCTGGAGCACGCCGAGCGATTCCGCGGGTTGGGATACCGTGGGCTCATCGCCGCCTGCTGCGCCCTGGATGGGCGCGACGCCCCGCCCCCCTGGTGCGGCGAGGCGGATCTGATCCGCGCGGCCTTCTCCACCGCCACTCTCCCGAACCTCCTTTCCAACCTGGCCAACAAAGTATTGTTGGACGCCTACCAAGCCGTGCCCAGCGCGGCCCGGCAGATTGCCCGCAAGCTGACGGCCAACGATTTCAAGACCCACACCGGGATCCGCCTCACGGGCGATGCGATGATGAAGGTTATCGGCCCGGCCGGTCAACTGGCCCACGGCACCCTGGGTGACCAGGCGTTCACGTACTCGGTGGCGACTTACGGACGGATTTTTGGCATAACCAGGCAAAATTTCCGCAACGATGATGTCTCGGGCTTGACCGACATTGTTCGGATGCTCGGCCGCGGGGCCGCGCTGGCCGTGGAGCACGCGTTCTGGACGCTGGTGCTGGCCAACACCGGCACCTTCTTCGGCAGCGGCAACGCCAACTACATCTCCGGCGCCACCACGGTGCTCGGCTCCGAGGGATTGCGGCAGGCGCTAAAAGCGTTCCGCGATCAAGTGGACCCCGACGGCTACCCCATCGTGCTGACCCCGAAACTGTTGGTGATCCCGACGGCGCTGGAAGAGACCGCGTGGGAACTCTTCAAATCCACGAACATCATGATCTCCGGGGCGACCGACACGGTACGCGCGACGGCCAACATCTTCCAAGGGCTGTTTCAGCCGGTGGTCTCGCCGTACTTGAGCAACTCGGCCTACAGCGGCTACAGCGCCGTGGCCTGGTATCTGTTCGGCGACCCGGCCGACGTGGCCGCCTTCGGCATCGCCTACCTCGACGGCCAGGAGAATCCGACCGTGGAGCAGGTCGACGCGCCGGCGGATGTGCTGGGCGTCGCCTGGCGGGGCTACCTGGATTTTGGCGTCTGCCAGCTCGATCCCCGCGGCGCGCTGAAAAGCAAGGGAGCCGCGTAATTGACGGCGGATGGCGGCGTGAAGCCGCAAGCGGCGGCAGCCGCGCCGCGCGGCTTACCGCTTCGCATCGGACTGACAACTGACAACTAACAAAAGAGGTCTTTATGGCCATCACTTACGCGAAACTTTGGAAGGGCCAGCCCCTTGTCGTCGACTACACCCCCGGCTCCGCTGTCACGGCGGGGGATGTGGTCATCATCAGCAACAACATCTATTTCGCCGTCCACGACATCGCCGCCAGCGTCCTTGGATCGCTCAATATCGGCGGGATTTGGGACCTGCCCAAAGAGGCCAGCGTGGCCCACGCGGCGGGCGTTTTGGTGTACTGGGACGGCACCAACCATGTTGTTACTACCACCGCGGGCAGCCTGAAAAAGCTGGGGATCGTCGCCGCGGCGGCGGCCGATACCGACACCCGCGGCAAGTATCTGTCGATCCCGCAGGCTGTGTAGCGGTAGACGGTAGGCGGTAGGGAGACTGCGCATGGCGACACTGCTGCAGCGCGGCTTGTCGTTCGCCGCCCGGGCCCTGCCCGCGGCGGCCGGCGGGCGGATCGAGGTCCGCCGCGGCGGGGACCGCGTGGAGATGCCCTGCGCATTCGGCCTCAGCCGCTCGCCGGTGGACGACGGCCGCGGCGGGGTGCGGATCGAGCACAGCGATCTGGACTGCATCGTGGCCGCGGCGGACTACCTGCTGGCGGGCACGGCGGCACTGCCCGAAAACGGCGACCTGATCACCATCCTCAGCGATGGGCCCCGCTGGGGCGAGACCTTCGAGGTCGCGGCGATCCCCGGAGAACTGTGTTACCGCTCCAGCGATCCGCTGGGAGCCATCCTGCGACTGCACTGCAAGAAAGTGAAATAGAAAATGTGAAGCCGCAAGCGGCGCCGCTTGCGGCTTCACACCCCTGACCCCTGAGTCCTCCCATGTCCGACGTGCTGGGAAATCTCGGCGATTCGCTGGTGACCGCCCTGGGCGACCAGTTCAAGTTCCTGGCCATCGGCGACGCCGAGTGGCCGATCAGCGTGGAGCACTGCGAGGACCCCGAGATTGACCTGGCCGACGAACAACTCCGCGGCCCGCTGCTGTGGGTGGTGGATTGGTCCGAAGTCCTCGACGCCGAATCGGGCCACGCGGGAGTGATGACCTACGAAGAGGAGGGGCTGCTGGTGATTCTGCAAATGAAGATTTTCCAGCAGGGCGACCAGCAGCAAGGCGCCAAGTCCTGGGCGCTGCTGAGGGCCCTGGGCGGACTGATGGCCGATGTGGCCCGCTTCTGCCGGCCGCTGGATGAGCCGCGCTACCTGGCCGCCGGCGATGATCTGTTTTGCTGCGTGAAGGCCACCCGCAAGCAGGCCAGGGATCGGCAGGACTGGCACGAGAAGCGATTGTTTTACGGGGATCTGCTTACAGAGTGGCGCAGGTATTGAGATGGGATTCGGCTCCAACCCTTACGACCAGCATCGCGCCCGCGGCCCTGTCTCGGGCGCGGCTGGAGATGCGCAGGGGATCACGGTCTCGGTGATCTGCGACGACTCGCAGGTGCGGAGACTTTTCGAGCAGCTCTCGGCTGCCGCCCAGGAGCGGGTCTTGAAGCCGTTGATGGTCCAATGCGCCAAGTTGCTCGCCGACGCCATGCGCGGCCAAGCCCCGGCCGAGAGTGGGCTGCTGCGGAAGGCCATCGGCGCCTCGACCGTGAAGCGCTACCCCAGCGTGTTGCTTGTGACCGCCGAGGTCCGCCGCGGCTTCCGCCGGGCGGTGACCGCCAGCCGGACCGGACGCCTGCGGATCCGCAGTCGGGCCTACGGCAAGGCGAACCCCGAGAGCGCCAAGTTTCGCAGCCCCCGGAAATACGTGCACCTGGTCGTGGGCGGCCGCAAGGCGGTCTCCATCCGATCGGCGAAGGTTTTGTATTCCGCCTACACCGGCAAGTTTTTCGGGCGAAGCGTCGTCGCGGCGGCCCCTGATCCGTTCGTCGATCGGGCCTTCGCCGCGGCCCAGGCGCAGGTGCTGGCGCACGTCAAAAGCGAGGCCCCGCAGCGGATCGCGGCGGAGGCCGATCGGCTGGCGAAATAAAAGCGAGGCCGCTTGCGGCTTCGCACAAAGACACAAAGATCAAGGAGTTGATCATGGCGACAACCAGGATGTTCAACGGCTCGACCCTCACCTTCGGCACCGCAATCGCCAAGCTGACGGGAATCAATTACACCGTCGGCGGGGTGACTGTGGACGTCACCGAGCCCGACGACCTGACCAAGCTGTTCGAGTGCGGCCAGGACGATTTGGAGGTCACCGCGAAAGTCAAGCGCCTGCCGACGATCGTGCGGGGAGATGTCAACACGCTGGTGGCCACCTGGGCCGATGGGTCCAGCGACCCGCTGGGCGACGGGAAGTGGGTCTGCACCGATGTCACGGGCACGGCCGACGAAAACGGAGTTATTAGCGGGACACTGAAATTCAAAAACACGCCGACCTTCCCCTAACCCGTAAGTGCCAGCCATGGGCGACCACGCCGATCCGCCGGTAACCGAAGACGCCTGCCGCGTGCGGCACGCCGGCACGAGCCGAATGCTCTACGGAACGTACTTACTGCTCACCACCTTCCTGGTGATCGCCGGCTGGTCGGCCAGCGTGGCCTGGAGCGAGTCGGCGCGGGTCGGCGCGCTGGAAAAATCCGATGCGGTGCAGGCCAAGACGTTCGAGATGATTAACTACCGCCTGGATGAGATCCAAAAGGGGATCGAGCGGCTGCAATCCGCGCGAACCCCCTGACCCCTGACCCCTGACACTGCCGGAGAAGATCATGCGCCGCCCGCGATTTGCTTTTCTTCCGATCCTCCTATTGCTGGTCCTGCTCGGCACGGCCGCGGGGATGACCACCGATCAGGCCGTTAACTGCGCCGCGCATCGCGCCGGCCGCGCCCTCTTTGTGACCGCCACTGACATGGGCGGGAATTACTCCGGAGATTCCTGGACCAACGCCGTCTACGGCACTGCCGCCAACCTGAAGACGGCTGTTGAAACCACGGCTACGGCCGGCACGGTTGTGCTCTTGGGGGCGGGAACGTATGCCCTGGTGGATACTTACATCGAGGTGCCGCCCGCCGTGCAGCTCGTCGGAGCTGGGATGTATGCCACGATCATCACTTCCACCCATGCGTTTGGGGACAGCGGGCACGCAATCATCCGGCCGGGCAGCGGTAGTCTGATCAGCACACTTACTGTGCAGGCCACCGCCGCAGCCGGTGTCTATCAAACCCCGATCGGCACCAGCGGCTCGAATAACCAGGCCGCCTTCACC